GCGACGTGGGGACTTCTCCGTGATAGTACCGGTGTCCTTCTTATCCACCGCTCGCCTCGCACGCTGTCGTTCCATGCGGTTATCGTGCTCACCACGCTCTACTTGCTGGGAGTATTCTTTTTTATACGGTCTGGGTTTATTCACATATGGCATAGTATTTTTTCGCCTCCTCTTGCTTAAGTATTTTGGCTAGCTCTAAAACTAAGTCGTGCAGCCCTAGGATATGTACTTCAGCTTCTTTTAGCCAGTATGAGTAGTTGTGCTCGTCCTCGGCCCCCATATCCTCCGCTATACGAGAAAGCTCCATGGCAATAACTTTAGAGTCGCTAAAAATTCCGACCCGATGAAGCAGTGTTTCTTTGCTGTGATTAATCATTTTATCGTCTTCCGTTATATGGTCTGGGTTTGTTTACATACGGCATAGCTCACCTCTTTCGATTATGGGCACAGGAAACCACTGGGCAGAACTTGCACAATGGCCCGCTCACAGGATTCCATACTCCCACCTTTTCTGCAACTACCAAGCGTTCCAGCGCATCATCGAAGGTAGCCAAGTATGACGTGCGGTTCTTGGCCGTGTGCTCCTTCTTGATGAACTCCCCGCTCACCACGTACAGCAGCCCCGACTTGATCTTGGTGACCCACGGCATGTGGGTGAACACCGCCCCTGCCAGCATGTCCAGCTGTGTGGGGTCCGCGTACTTGGCGTTCTTCCCGGTCTTGTAGTCAACTAAGTATGCAGTATGACTGTCTACTACGAGCAAGTCGGCAATGCCCCTCCACCATGCATCAGGGTCAGAAAAGTCGGTGGGGTAGTGCTTGTTGTCCTCAAAGCCTACCCCCAGCTTAAGCTCACAGAACTTGTTACCGGGAATACGCAGTAGTGCGTCGAGGATAGGCACCATATAGCTGTACTCTGGTGGCATCGGCGTGCCATCACGCACGTAGTCCTCAGCAGCTTTGTGTACCAAGTTACCGTAGATGCTCGCCGTTCCCCCCTCGTCCTTCACGTCCTTGGCAATCTTGAGGTGGTAGTACTTCTTCGGGCACTGCTCGAAGGTCTTGATGCTGCTGTAGGACCACGCTTGTGACGGCTTACTCATCTTCGGGTACTTCCTTTTTTACTGCGTTAAGTTTCTTCAAGCCGCGCCGGCCATCCACTTGTGGGCGTAGGACGCGAGCACACCACTCTTGATGCCGCTCACGCCTATGGGCACTTCGGTTACTTTATTACCCGCCGCTTCCCACGCAGCAACTTCGGCTCCGAGTCTTTGGCGTAATAGCTCCCTCTCTTCGCTCTTGCTGTCTGTCAGGCATGAGTACTTGCGGGCGTCAATTTGTTTTGGGCTTAGTGTCTTTGGCATCTTTGGCCTCGTGGCAGTCTTTGTCATGCGCGCAGTTCAAGCACAGCACGCCCTCGGTGTACACTGGGTTACGGCAGATGGGGTTCTTGTTAGCAGAGCCCCACGTACCTTCTTCGCACTTGCAGCTCATGGCATTCTCTCCACTGGGTCACCATTGCTGTCCACCTGTACTATCGGACGCCCTCTAAGCTTATGGAGGTGCATACCATCCTCAAGCTGCAACTTCCAGTCCGGGGCACTGTGCCAACCCAGCACTACGTAGCGTTGCAGGTCTGCCTCGAAGTATGCCTCGCAGCCTATCTTGTACTTCACCACCTCGTCATGCGGCGCATCGGGGGGCAGCTTGAACGAACGCACTATTACCATCGGTGATGCTTTCATTTTTTCGGTGTCCTCTTATGTTTATTGTGCGCCTCCAGCGGCGTCAGTGCTTTCTGTGCTTTGCGCAGCTCCTCAAGCAATAGGGTTTGCTCTCTTCTTAGTGTATCCACTTCGAGCTTTGCCCGGCGCAGCTCGGCCCATGGGTTCAGCAGTTCGTTCAGGTTCATACTTGTCTCCTCTGTGTTTAACTCGGTTCCAACCGATGATGTAGTTACGACTCTTGCCTGCGAGTAGCTCCCGGTCTTCTTTGTCCGGGGTGTTGCTGGGTCGTTTGCATTGCATCCATCTCTCTCCAGAAATCGGTGTCCACGGGTCGTGGCTTGTTGTTCAGCGGCGGCAGTGCTTTCAGGCTCGCTATGAAGTTGTTCCACTCGGTCTCAGTCATCACTTATCGCCCCCATCGACGGCGCCATTTCCCAGCACGCTGCGTACTCACGGAAAACACCAACCAGCACAGGGCCGTCGTCGCGGTACTCAGAGACGCACAACACCCCATCTATAACCTCAATGTGGTCCGCTAACAAAAGCACTGCCATCCCTTCCTTCTTCTCGATTACGAACCGCCTCATTCCCCCACCTCCATCGCCCCCATCACCGCCTCAAGTATCGCGCTGTCGCTGTCCGTCCACTCGTACTTCTCTTCGATCAACAGCAGCACAGTGTGCAGCGACTTGTATAAGTCCTTCTTGCCTGCCTTGTCTTCGTGCCGCGTTATGTACTTGATCGCCGTATGCTGGCACGCGTCCAGCTCGTTCGCCATGCTGTACTGCATGGGCTGGATTTTCAGCTTTTTGTAGTGGCCACCGCCCACTTGCTTGTCGTATGCTTTCATACCTTCCCCCTCGGCTTGTAGCGGATTCGATCCAGATCAACCGATCTAATGTAGGCATTAAACTTACCCAGTACTTCGCCTCGCGTGGCTCCGAACCACGTGAGCTTCACGAGACCATCGTCCGACTGGAGCATCCAGAAATGTTCACTGACTTTTTTTAATACCATCAGTTGATCCCCCTTGCAGGTTCTTCGTCCATCGCACGAAAGGTTTCAAGTATCAACGCAGCGGTAGCCATAGCGCGACTACGCTCCATCACAAGGTACTGAGCTATCACCCCATCGGGCGTGGCTGTACCTACTACACTGTGCGGTCGGTTGGTTGTCTTGGTGAGGAACTCGGCCTCTTCGAGTGCGAACTCCACGGTGTCGAACGGAGTGAAAGACTCGTTCGGAATAAGAATGTTGCGGTCGTCGGTCATAGTGCACCTCGGTAGTTAAGTAAAAGGGGCCCGTGACGTGGGCTAGTCGGTGTGCGCCTGTCTATATGCAGGTCACCTAAGTGACCACGAGGGCATAACATCGCACACTGCCGGTGTTTTTCACACGATGCCCACCTCCGGCTGGGGCACGGGGCGCTAGGCACCCCAAGCGGCTAACACTGCCCGTAACGTGGGTCAGCGCCAGCCTCGCAATTCAGTGGTAAATCTGGTGCCCATTGGGGGCGTATCTTCATGCACAGCTCAACGTACTCAAGGCCGCGCTCCTTCTCTACTTCAGGCACCAACGCACACACTGCGTCATGTACCGTCATCACAACTTTGTACTTCTTGGCAATGCGCAGCAGCTGCTCACCTACAGCAATACGAGCCAGCGCCTGCACTACGTTCTCTACAACTTTACCGCCATATATCCTGTTTGGTATGACCGCTCGACCCCGCTTGGTGTCGTATACAAACTCAGACCTACCCTCATCGTTCTTGACGAGCCGAAGGTTAGGGTACTTGATGTAAAGTCCGTTGGGCAAGCGAATTCCGCGCTTACCCTCAACAAAAACTACTCCTTCTTTACCGAGCGGTGCAGATTTATCTTCGAGCATCGCATACAACACTGACTGCGCCTGCTCCCACAGCTCCGGTATAGCTTCGTAGGTACTACGGTACACACTGATGATGCGCTTGCACTCAGCAAGGGGAAAATCAACGCCGAAGTTTTTCAGTTGCGTATGGAACTTCTTGTGCCCCATCCCATACCCCGCGCCCAAGATAGTGGTCTTACCTACGAACCGTTCATCCTTGGATATGTCTGCCTCCACCTTGCCGTAGATAGCAGACGCCATAATCTTGTACACATCGTCACCACGCTCGAATGCGGCAACGAGATCGTCTTGTCCAGCCCACCACGCCAGCGTGCGCGCCTCAATCTGCGAGGAGTCAGAGTCAACCAGTACATACCCGGGCGGTGCCATCAGTGCGTTCTTCAGCGTCCCGCCACGCGGCAGGTTTTGCATG